CGTATCAGGGAAATTCCGCCGTCTATCTTCCGCTTATCCGCGATGCGATCGAGGCGCGAGTGACGCGCTTCACCAACATGCTGTTTCCTGAGAATGAGCAGCATGTCGACGTCGTGAGCCACGACGATGCGAAGCTTCCCCAGGCTTTGATGGCGATGCTCAATCACTACGTCAAGAAGACGGATCTCACGAAGTTGTCGAAGGAGCTCTTACGCAACGGCGAGGTAGAGGGTCACTATACCCTGTACGTCGACTGGACCGAGACGACGCGCTATGTCACGCGCAAGGTCGAGAAGCCCGTCCAACTAGGGGACGGCACGGAAGATCCGACGCAGACTTATTTCGATATTGAAGACGAGGAGATCACCGAGGGGTTGCCGAACATTGAGGTGATTCCGGCGACGGATCTGGCTGTCTATCCCGCGACGTGCAACGACATCGAGAAGGATGCTGAGTTCGTCGCGATCGCGCGCCGGCTAACGAAGCACAAGATGAAGCAGCTGGGACGCGAGGGGATCTTCAACAAGTCGATCGTCGACAAGCTGGTGAAACAGTGGTCGGAGAGCGCCAATGCGGCGCCGATGGAGGATATCGGCAAGAAGAAGATTGAAGCGGCAGGTGTTAAGAAGGGCGGTAAGTATGCGCTTATTTACGAGGCTTGGCGGAAGTTCAAGATAGACGGTATGCGCCGTTGGTGCCGGTTGTTCTTCTTCGATCAGAACATATGCCTTGGCTTCAAGGTTAATCCCTATTGGAACGACCGCTGCCCGGTGATCAGCAAGGCGCAGACCAAGGTCGTGGGGTCGTTCTGGGGCAAGTCGAAGGTCGATGCCGTCGAGCAGATTCAGTATCTCGCCAACGACGCGGCGAACATGGGGATGGATTCGGCGCAATATAGCTTGATGCCGATCATCATGACGGATCCGGTCGAGAATCCGAACTACGCGTCGATGGTCTTGAGTCTCGCCGCGGTATGGCAGACCGACCCGAAGTCGACCCAGATCCTGGCTTTTCCCCAGCTTTGGAAGGAGGCGTTCGCCATCGTTGAGTCGGCGAAGAGCCAGATCATGCAGAGCTTCGGGCTCAATCCGGCGATGATGCCGCAGGGCTCCGCGGCAAAGAAGCCGAGCCAGGCGCAGGTGGCCCAAGAGCAGGCGGTCGCAATCGAGAGTACGGCAAACGAAGTGACGGGGTTGGAGGAAGCGGTCTTCACGCCGACCTTGGAACGTTTCTTTGAGCTCGATCAGCAGTTCAGGGAAGGCGATCTCATGGCCCAGACTTTTGGGCAGTTGGGCATTGCCGCCAAGATGATGGAGATCCCGACGTTTGCCTGGGACAATCGCTATTCGTTCCGGTGGCGCGGCGCAGCGGACCCAGCAGCAGATTGCCGGCTTGAACATCTTGCAGCAGTTCCAGGGCAAGCTCCCCGATGGGCGCAAGATTGACGTGGCTCCGATCGTCGAGACCCTGGTCGAGGAGACCTATGGTCCCCGTCTTGGGAGCAAGATCATCGTCGATAATCGGGATCAGTTGTCGGTTGAACCCAACAAGGAAAATGAGATCCTGGGAACGGGTGAGCGGTTGCCGATTCACGAACTGGATGACGACGACAAGCATCTCCAGGTGCACCTCCCCTTGGCGCAAGCTGGTGATCCGACAGGCGTTTTCCGGCTCCATATCCAGGACCACATGCGCCAGAAGCAGACTAAGCAGCAGGCGCAAGCGGCCCAGCAGCAACAGCAAGGCGGCGGGGGTGGAGCGCCGCGGCCAGGAGCGCAACCCCAGCCTATCCGCGGCGGGCAGAACCCGGCAGGCGCCATTCATCCCGACAAGATGAGCGGGAGCGACATGATGCCCCGCAAGGCGGGATAGCTTGCAGTTTGCAAAGACCTAGTGGTTAGAGTACCTTAGCGACTTCGACTGGTGGCCGTTAGTCACCCTCGCGAGCAATGGGCGTTACCCATAGGAGTAGAAGATGGCAGACCAAGATCTGAAGGATCAGGAACAGCCCGGTCCCGATGACGTCGAAGACGACGGCGCAGACGGGGTAGAACAGGAAGAAGGCGACGACGAAGGTGACGAAGGCGAAGAGGCTAATGCGCCTAGCGAGGGCGAGGGGGAAGATGAGTCCCCCGACGCCGTTGCCGAGGAGCCGGCTCCAAGAGAGAGCCGGGCTACTCGTCGGGTTCGCGATGCTCTCGACCGCGCCAAGTCCGCGGAGATCGCTCTCGCTGAGGAGCGGGGTCGACGCGACGGCGAGAGTCGGGTTTCCGCCGAGGCGGAGGCAGCCCGCAAGCGGGCGGAGCGCGAGACGCTTCTCGGCAGCATGGATGAGAGCCAGCGCATCCAATACCTCATGGCGGAGAAGATCACTGCTATCGAGCAGAACCAGCAGGCGCTCATGCGCCAGACCAACGATCAGGTCGATAAGGCCCGCTTCGAGGGTCGCTTTTCCCAGAATAAACGCTTCTCGAAATACGTCGACAAGGTCGACAAGGCGCATACTGAACTCGTGCGGACGGGTACGCATGTCAGCCGGGAAGCGGTCTTGGCATATCTCATCGGGACGCAGGTTCTGGCCGATGACGGGAAGTCTGCGACGAAGCAGCGTCGTGAGGGTGCTAGGCGGATTGCAGAGCAGCGCGGACGACCGGGCGCTCCTCGGAGCAATGTTGGCGCATCTGGTCGCAGGGGGTCTCTCGTCTCCCGAATGGAGGCTGACGACCCCGCAATTTGATCGGGGGCCGTCGTGGCTCCCGGCTAACCAGGAGAGCTAGAGATGGCCGTCAATACCGCTGGTAATTTCAACACGGGCGGCGCCTACGGTACGGGCGACGTCGAACAATACATCGCCGACAAGACCCTCCCCCTCACGCAGTTGCAGCTGGTCGTCTATCAGATGGGCGACAAGGTCAGCTTGCCGAAAGGGCGCGGCACGCAGTACGCGGCTTCCCGCTACATCCGCGTTCCGTTGCCGTATGCGCCGCTGTCGGAGGGCGTGCCGCCTGTCGGCGAGACCATGACCTTGCAGCAGGTTGTGGCGACGGCGCAACAGTGGGGTGATAAGATCACGATCACCGATGTCAGCGAGCTCACCATCAAGCATCCTCTCTTTCAGAAGGCGATCGAACTGACGGCCTTGCAGGTGGCTGAGACGCTCGAGCGCAACACCTTCATCAATCTGGAAGGCGGGACGCAGATCAACTACGTCAATAGCCGTGGCTCTCGCGCGCTGCTAGTGGCGGCGGATGTCTTGAACCCGCACGAGATCACGCGCGCTGTGGCGGCACTGGCGACGATCGGAGCGCCTTTCTTCACAGGGACCGAGCAGACCGACCAGAAGCTGAATGCGGAGCAGGGTGGTGCCAGGGCGAGCAGCAACCCGCGGTCGATGCCGCACTATACCGCCGTGATCCATCCGCTCGCTGTAGCTGATCTGCGCGAGAACTCGGTCGTTTCCAACGCCTGGTCTTATTCGGATATCAACCGGCTCTACAACTTTGAAGTCGGCGAATGGGCCGGGATGCGCTTCGTGATGTCGAACATGATCCCGACTTTTACCGGGGTCGCGGCAGGCACGGCAACGGGCGGGGCAGCCGGGACGCTGGCGACTGGTACTTATGTCGTCCAGGTGACGGGTGCCGATGCGACGACCCAATACGAGACCCAGATCTATCAGCTGGTCACGGGCGTCTCGGTCACGGGTCCGAACGGCTCGATCTCGCTTACGACGCCTTCGACTCCCGGCTTTACCTGGAATGTCTATATCTCCGCGCCCGGTGGGGCGTCGGCGACCAACCTGGGCCTCTCGGCTTCCGGTCCTACGGTCGGCCCGATGGGCGGTCAGGCAACGCAGCTGCCTGGCGGGACCGCGGTCGTGATTACGGGCACGGGGCTTGCCCAGACGCCGCCGGCTCCGCCTGCGACGTGTGTGACGGTCTTCCCGACGTTCATCTTCGCCAATGGCGCGTTCGCCCAGGTCATGCTGGACGACGTGAAGTTCACCTACCTCAAGGGGCCGGACAAGTCGGATCCGCTGAATCAGCTGCGCGTCGTGGGCTGGAAGGTATTTTATGGGACATTAATCCAGAACCAGCAATTCATGATGAGAATAGAATCAACTTCTGCTTTCTCAGCGACCTTCGGCTAAGGAGGAGCAGGTGGCTACTCACACCCTCGGTACGAACTCCAACACCACGCTTCCTTTCGCCGTGACCTACAGTAGGAGCCTGGCGCCTGCCGATCTCGCGACGATGGTGGCGAATATCCTCGACTACATGGTGAGTGTGTCGGCGCCACTCTCGGCGCGACGCTGGCCGGGATCGATCGGGAGCGGGCATATCGATATTCCGCGCCGGGGACGGATCAAGCTCGTCGAAGGCGATCTCATCGGTGTCGGGACGACGGGCTGGCCGATCATTGTTGAGAAGGCTGCGGCGGCGGCTGATTGGCACTTGGTATAGGAGAAGATGATGACATTGCACGCTTCGACGTTTGAGTACCTGAAGCCGTCGAACGAACAGATCGAACAAATGCAGCAGCTTCGGCAGGCGGCGAAAGTATATGCTGATATTCTCGTTGCCGTGCTGCCGGAAGGACCGGATAAGACCTTCGTGCTGCGCGCTCATCGCAGCAATGCAATGTGGGCGAATGTTGCTTTAACGCGGCAGCCGGATGGTACGCCGCGCGAATAAGCGGGAGTAGTGACGATGGCGCGAAAGAAGGATGATGAGAACGACGATTTCCTAACCCAGGTCAAGCGCGTAGCCGAAGCGGAGGCCAAGGCGGAGGTCGAGGAGCCGAAGGAGAAGCCCGACTTCGTCATCGTCGAGGGCGTGAAGTATTATCGTGCCAAGCCGCCGACCGATCCGATAAAGCCTGCGGGGATTCGGAAAGGCTATTCGCGGGTCATCATCAACATCGCGCCGCATGCAAACTGCATCCGATTGGACAACGTGGTTTACTGGGC